TCAACATGGAGCCGCATTGGCTGTTGATTGAAGCACTTTTACAGGGCACTTACGGAATCAGAAAAGGGCACAGAAAATATCTTCCGCAAGAACCAAGAGAACTGGATGAGGCTTATGACAACAGGCTGATGCGTTCAACGCTTGCGCCTTATTACGTCAGGCTCGAGCGGATGTTGGCGGGGATGTTGACCCGCAAGCCCGTGCGGCTTGAAGACGTAAGTGATGTTGTCACCGAGCAGCTGTTTGACGTTGACCTGCAGGGCAATGACCTGAACGTTTGGACTTACGAAACGGCCCGCAAGTGCATCCGCTATGGCCATGTTGGCGTCCTTGTTGATGCGCCAAAGGCAGGCGACAACGGCAGACCGTATTGGACGCAGTACACGCCGCGCGACATCTTGGGATGGCGTTCTGAGGTGAACGGCGGCAAGCAACAGCTGACCCAGCTGCGGCTGATGGAGACGATCACCGTGCCCGATGGCCTCTACGGCGAGAAGCAGGTGCAGCAGGTACGGGTGTTAACACCTGGCGCTTTTGAGATCCACCAAAAGGACGACAAGGGCGACTTCCGCTTGATCGACGAGGGCAGCACCAGCCTTAGCGAGATTCCGTTCGCTGTTGCCTACTCCAACCGCGTCGGTGTCCTTGAGTCGCGGCCACCACTGGCAGACATTGCCGAGCTGAACCTCAAGGCCTATCAGGTTCAATCTGACTTGGACAACCAGTTGCACATCAGCGCCGTGCCGATGCTGGCCATCTACGGGTTCCCGCAGTCAGCAGAAGAGATCAGCGCAGGCCCAGGAGAAGCGATGGCCCTGCCCGAGACTGCACGGGCTGAATACATCGAACCCGGCGGCAACAGTTATGACGCGCAGTTCCGCAGGCTTGATCAGATCGCCAGTCAGATCAATGAGCTAGGCCTGGCCGCTGTGCTGGGTCAAAAGCTCAGCGCAGAGACAGCAGAGGCCAAGCGCATCGATCGCAGCCAAGGCGACAGCACCATGATGGTCATCGCTCAGCAGATGCAGGATCTGGTTGACAACTGCCTGAAGTTTCACGCGCAGTACATGGAGCAGCCGCAAGCGGGCAGCAGCTTCATCAACCGCGACTTCCTGGGCCAACGCCTCGAACCGCAGGAAATCCAGTCACTGCTGCAGCTCTACACCGCAGGCACCATCACACAGGAAACACTGCTCAACCAGCTGTCTGCTGGTGAGGTGCTAGGCGATGAGTTCGACGTAGAAGAGGAGATCGAGGCCACACAGACCGGCGGCCTGATTGAGATGGAGCAGCCTGAGCCCGAGCCTGCGCCTGAAACAGAGGCCACAATGCCAGAAGCAGAGCCGGAGGCTGAAGATGAGTTGGCTGGATAATCTGC